TCCCAAAATATCATTCTCATCCCAGCATGTAACATTCCAGTAATATCTGTCAGAATTAAAGCCTGCAACCGTTACAATATAAGGTACCTCTTTCGTAACATTCTGCCCACTTTGATTGACAATACCATTCAACGTTAAATTACATGTAAAATTAGTATCATTTGAAAGATCTTTAGTTGGATCTGTTTGGTCTGTTGATGTAATACCGAAGTATCTTTTGTTTACTGGTCTTCCCATTTTTTTCTCCTTTAATATCCCGTTCTAGGGGCTACGCGGTGGGTCAATCCGCATAAGTCCTACCCTATGTAGGCACGTTTAACGACATGTGTATTTAGTCTATTCTTGAAAATAAGTGCATAAGATGTACAGAACTAAAGTCTTTTATAGCACGATTGATTTTAGCACATTGGTCTTTGTGTTGTTGAACAATGCTGTCACGTTTTTGTTGACGATATTTCATTTCAATCTCGCCTAGTTTTGTTATTTCACTACGCATACCTGAACAAAACTTTACAACGTCAAAACGCAATTCAGGAGCAGTTTTAGCAAGTTCTTTTATCTGCTGTTCTACTTCATGCCAATCTAAACTTGACTCTATTTCTTTGATGTCACTCATAAAACTATTTACGAGGTCATAAAAAAAGGGCGACATAAAGCCGCCCTTTTCGTAGTTTTGTAACTTTCTCTTATGAGAATGATACCTTGTCGCCTGCGATAGCAACTTTACCCAAGTAGTCTGCCGCATTTCCAAGAGATGAAGCAGTGTTGTTTAATTCAACATAGCCATATCTTGTCATAAAGCCTACAACTGGTTCAAAAGTTGCTGGATCAAGAACAACACCAGAACTCATTAGAGGAATGTATGGGCAATAGAATGCCGCCGCATCAGCCTCTGAAGAGCCTTTGTAACCGATAAGAACTGCGTCATTATCAGTACCAGATGTGTTGTCTGCTTTGTATGAGTCAACATATACTCTCATTGAGTTGTTAAGTGTACCTACAAACTTAGTGTTTGTTGGTGCTTCGAACGTACCTTCTGTGCTTCTTGCGAAAGCAGAAGTTGTAGCAGATTGTAGGATTGTCAATGCTTGGTTGTTAACAACTGCAAAGTTACCTGCGCCTCTACGTGTACGCTGAGCGATCTTGTTCGCTACTCTGTTGATTTGAACTGCTAAAGCCGCATGTTCGTCACCAACGAATGTAGCAGTACCAGATACCGCTGATTGGTCATAAGTTTCTTCTACTGAAGAAAGTGAACGCAATGAAGCAAGGATCTCTTGATCGATTTCAGCAGTAATCTCTTGTGCTAATGCCGCCATGATTTCTGCTTCGATGTCGATACCTTGTTGTGCTTGAGCGTCTTGTGCCGCTTCAAATGTCCAACGAGCAGATAGTTTACGAGTTTTCGCTTCTACTGCTTGTTTTAAGATTTGAATTGACATTCTCTTACCTGGTGAACCTTCAAGCGTTGCTGTTGCATCCGCTTTATCAGTTGACCCACCACCTGAATAGCCTAAGCCAATCTTGAATGGTGATAACGCTTCTTCACCCGCTACTACATCATCAAAAGAATCTGAGTAACGTACTCTTAGTGTGTGAATTTGTGATACTGGGCCTGTCATAGGCTGTACACCAACAATCTCGTTTGCGATGACCGTAGGCATCACACGTCTGATTACTGGAAGAATCACTCTGTTTAATGTTGCAACATTTCCTGCGGAAGTTGCACCAGCAGTTGCCGACTCAGCGAGATAACGTCTAGTGTTCTCGAGAGTGACGTCCATTACACTTTTCTTGTGTCCGTTAAGACCTTCAAGCAAAGCGTTTTTGGTTGCCTGCCAGTTTTCGTTGATTATTTCTGACATTTTGTCCTTCTCCTTTTTAGTTTAATCCCGCTAGTTTGCGGAGTTCAATTAAGTTTGACTTTTCTTCTACCGTTTCTTTTACTTCTTTATTGCCTGTTACTTCTGTGCCCTCGTTCAATGCCTGTTTTTTAGCAGTTGCTGGTTTCTTGTCTTCCATTACCGCTGGTAGATATTTGTCAAATGCTGTGTGCAATTTCTCAGTTTGCACTGACTCTAATAGTTCAGACATAATTTCTTTTTTGTCTTTACCTAATGGAGCCAATAACTCATTCATCACTGCAACACGTTTCGCTTCGTCTTTGGCTTTAGAAACTTCTGCTTCCTTAGACTCAACTAGAGTGGTCTTCTCTGTGATGGTTTTCTTAGCCTCGGCTAATTGTTCTTCTTTCTCAGCAACGATCTTCATTAACTTCGCAGTTTCTGATTTTTCGTTTAAGTATGAGTTAGAATATTCATTAGCAAACGCTTCGAATAGTTTTCTACCAAAGTGATTTTCACGTGCTGATTGAATGTCTTCTTTCAACTGTGAAATTTCTTCGGAGAGTTTTTTACTTACAGTTTCCTTAACAATGTCTGCTGACTTAGCAACAAACTTTGCTTTGACTTCTGCAAATTTTTCTTTGGCTTCTTTTACAAGTTTTACCTTGGTTTCTGCCAAATCTTTCTTGTCTTCTGCGAACTCATTGATTTCCTTTGCGAGTTGCTTAACAACAAAGTCTTCGAGTTTTGAAAAGTTTTCGCTTACCTTATTACGGTCTTCGTGTAACTCTCCAATTTCTTTAGTCAACTGCTTGAGCATAAACTCTTGCAGTTTCTCAGAATGTTCACCGATCTTCTTCTTATATTCAACTCTTGCTTCCGCAAGTGCTTTCTTATCTTCAGCAATTTCAGCAATTTCTGATTCTAAACGCTCGGAAACCATATTGTCGATCGCTTCGACCATGTTCTGCTTATCATGTTCGTAACGTTTCGCAAATTCCTCACGGAGTTCAGCAGTAACAGTGTCTTTGTTTTCCTTCACTTTTTGGTCCCATGCTTCTTGTAAGTCAGTGCGAACTTCCTCACCTAGCAAGCCTGTTTCAAAAAGTTTATTAAACATATCACTCATTGGCTTCTCCTTTTGTTACTGCAAGCCTTTTATGACTCGTAGCATCTGTTCTTTGAGATACTTTTGTGCTTTAGCATCTTTCGATACTTCGTGAGCCGCCCTAATCGCACTATAACCACCTCTTGTATTCATAAAGTGTTCATAGATTGGTGTCGGGTAAGCACCCGGCGCACTTGGTTGTGCTACCACATCAACTGTGATAATTTCAAATCCGTTAACTTCTCCAGTGGATTCATTAACTTCACCTGCTCCACGTGAACTGACTCCCAGTTTCACACCTGACTGTAACATGGTTTTGACAAGATTGCCCATCGGGGTAGGTAAAATTTTCATCTTACCAAACCCGTTTGGGCCATCCATCCACATATCAGTTATCATATGTGATACACGATCTAAATTGACCTTTAAATCATCTGGGTGATCAACTTCACCTAGTACAGAGTAACCGCCGTCGATCTGATCCTTGAGTGTCTTTACAGCGTTGCCTATCTCGGAGACAGGGTAGATACGCTGGTTTGCGTTTTTAACACCACCCTGAATACAAATGCCTTTTAAATAAAGGTTTTTGTTTTCCCCTTCACCTTGGGACTCAAGGGTGACTTGCGCCTGATCGAACGTAAGATGTTCTCTTAAGTATGCCATATTGGCTAACTCCTAATTACTCAGCACTCTTTGGTGCAGATGCTTTCTTAAAAGTGTCTCCGGCTTTTGAACCTGGTTCATTCTCGAAAGATTTTCCCATGTCTTTTGGCTTTTGAGCACTACCGCCCTTTTCTTCACCACCGCCAATTGCGTGTGCTTTAGCATCGTTAGGTGCTTTAGCATTTTTCGCTACTGGACTAGCAGTGTTATCAGAACCTTCGGAATTCTTAGGAGCAGAAACTTTTTCTACGTATTCACGCATAGTTTCGCCAGCGGATTTTGCTTGTTTTGCTTCCTCTACAGTGTCATCCTTAGTATCTTCTTCAGATGCTTCGTATGTCATTGCTTCCTCTTCGGCTTCTTCTGATTCTTCTTCACCTTCTTCTTCACCTTCTTCACCTTCTTCTTCGCCTTTGTCGCCCATCATGGCTTCAAATTCTGCTTTAAGGTCGTCTAGTGCGTCTTCAAGGTCTACAACACGGTCTTCGATGTCATCATGTGATTCTTCATGATCATCCATTTTGCCGTCATCGTTGAAATCCATATCGCCTTCTTCGCCTGCTTCGTCGCTTACATCCTTCATCATCATGTCTGTAGCATCGCCGCCGACTTCTTCGACTGATTCTTCTTCAAAGTTTTCTTCAACTTTGTCTTCTTTTTCTGATTCTTCAGTTGCTTCTTCAACTTCGTCTTCTTTAGACTCTTCAGTTGCTTCTTCAACTTCTTCATCTTTTTCCTCAGACTCAATTAGTCCTTGGTAAATTTCTTTTGATTTCTCAACCACGATATCGTGGAAAAGTTCTTCTGCTTTTTCTTTGTCTTCATTGACTAGAAGATCAAGCAGTTGTTCAAATTTGCTTGTATCTGACATTGTATTATCTCCTTTATTCATGTTGTTAGGCAAGGCTGTCCATTGTATTTACGAAAAAACCACTTTTACCAGTAGAAATAGGTGTATTTTCAGCATTTTTGATAAAATGCCTAAGAAAGTGCTTCATTTTCGAACTCAGAATATGTAATATTCTTGTAGTTTTCATAGTTATTTAACTGTGCGGGACTAAAATCACCACTGTTAATTACCCTACGGAACTGTATTTCTCTATGAGAATTGATTACTGTTTCTGTTTGACGCAACCAATTACCGTAATAAGTTGCTGGTTCAGCACTTTTTTTATAGTTTTGGGTGTCAGCATATATGTTGTTAAACTTTTTACCACCGTTTAACCCCATGTAATCAAACCCTAGTAGATATATTGTAGAATGTTTGTCCTCAACACATTTAGAAAGTGCTGTAGGACCACTGCTCCACCCTTTGCTGGGTTTAAAATAATTTAGATTGGTGTAGTTTTTGTATCCATTGTTAAAATTAGTCCATACTACGTGATTATGATGATAACCATCAGCCACAATTTCATGTACCATCTTAGGATCAACTGCTATCAAAACATCAGGTTCAAAGTGTCTATAGACAGCATTACAGGCATAAACAGTGCCGTAACCTTTCAGTCTTTCTAAGTCAAAGTGTTTTCGTGAGGTACCATTACCTAATACAAACGCTGTGTTCATGCTTGTATTTAAATGGTTTTATTAAAGTGCTTGTTCTTCTTGAGCAGGTTGACCGTACATGGTTTGAATAAAGTCAATTTCCTTGGCTTGTTCAATTTCTCTTGCTTCTGCTGTACGTCTCATGTCGTTAAGTTGCTTTAGGGTAAGTCGTGTTTTTCTAGTATCGCTGGCTTTGATGACAGAAATATCTCTTTGAGAGTCATAACGTTTATCATCCTCAAAGTTTTTTCCGTTTTGATCAAAATAAAAAAATTCTTTTAACAACATAACATTATTTACCTTAGATTGTTTCGCCGCCACCGCCAGGAGTAGTTGTATCTGGTGTTTCTGTATCTGCTTCTGGTTCAGGAGCGCCTTCGCCTGGTTCAGTTGTGCCAAGATCATCTAGATCTGATTGAATTCCGCTAGGAGTAACACCAGCACTACGCATTTCTGTGCCAGCACCTATGTTGTTTATTGATTCTCCTGAATTTTCTTCTCTCCACAATGATTCGTTTTCTGCCATTTCTTCTTGGCTTAAACCTAAGAAACGTTTCAATGCGAAGCGTTTGCTCATGTATGGTACTTCTTGTAGTGAAGCAAACGTGTTTACACGGGCATTATCCATTTCACTTTGTCTGTATGAAGCAAAGTTTTGTGGTGGATTCATTTTTAAATCAAACAAATTATTGTCAATGTTAACACCTTTGGCATTCATATACATTTTAAATTCTCTGTCAAAGATGTATGCCACAAGATTTTGTAATCTAGTACAGTATTTGTTGAATCTTAATTCTTGAATATAAGCAGTGCCTACCCTACCATCGTTGTACTGTGCGGCAGAATCATCTGCGCCGGTAGGTAAGTAAGAACTTGGAATACGTAAACCACGGAATAACTTGTTGGTAAAGTACTTGAGGTCATCAATTTCACCCAAGTTAGTACCGCCAGGTAGTGTTTCTACCTTAGAACCACGTCCTTCTGCTGTTTGCGGGAAGAAGTAGTCCTCATTAATTGATAGTGGATTGAAACTAGCGTCAATAACGTTAGTACCACCGCCTGTTGCTGAAGGAATTCTGCGTTGATGGATTTCATTTTTAACCCTTTCAACAAATCCCATAGCAAGGTGAGTAGGCATGTTACCTACATCGATGTAAAATACTCTGCGTTCAGGTGCTCTCTGAACACGATAGATAATAATAGCATCTTCAAGTAATTCTTTCTGCTTATAAACTTTGAAAACACTTTCTAATAGGCTGTTACCGAATGGAAAGTTTCTATCTAGTCCTTCTGATAATGATAAGTGAACAACATGATCTGCTTCAATGGCAACTTGATTTTGTTGTCTATCAAATCTTGTGCCAAACTGTTGTGGTGTATTTCCTACAAAGCCTCTACCATACGCACCTCCTGTGGTAGTATAGTCTACTTGGCCTGTAGGAGCATTAGGATTTTTTTGACTAACGCTTAGATGTTGGAAGTTTACATTAATATCTCTAATAACATACTGTTCAGGTTCTTTACCTTCACTTTCATTTACAATAATTTTGTCTACTTTTGCTGGATCAATGTGAAACAGTTTAAATGTTTCAGGATCTCTAACAAAAAACGCATCACCATATTTGAATACATTACGTATAATTCTAAAAATTCGTCTATCAAACTGATTCATATCTACCCATTGCTGTAGATATTGTTTTAGAATTTTAGTTTCAGCGCCAGTGGCTTGTTGTCTAAAAAATATTTGAAAAGGTGTTTTGTTTTCTGTGTTTTCCTGTGTACAAAATTCTGCTAGGATGTCTAGTGCGGCATTTACTTCACTATCTTGATCCATTGTTTCATACTGACCATAACGCTCAATACGATTTGGATGTCCGGAATAAACGTCAGGAAGGTAACTAGAATAGTTTGTTCTTGCCGGACCGCTTTGACCTGTTCCGGAAATTGGACTCGTGTTTCCAGAAGTGTCTGCGGGTTTATATTCTTGAAAGTATCTTTTCCAACTCATTTATTTTTCCTGACTACGCATTAGCAACTATGACGTCATAAGTTCTTTTATTAATCTCTGTGCCTTTTTTAACCTCAGCGATAAGCATATTTACACCATTAATTAATTTTACAGTATCTTCATGGTTTGTGTCAACCAACTTTTTCGCCATATTTGATGAAGTACCGGATGAAGAGCAGCATCATTGTTGCCAAATTGATATGAGAGTATGGGAGATTGGAATGATAGGTAGTGGAGCTAAGCTATTGATTAAACCAGGCGACTTAGAAAAAACGCTTAGAGACTATTACGATGAGGATGGCACATTCACAGAATGGGAATAAT